TAAAAATTACTAGACCTAGCCCTGCTGCTATTAGAAATCTAATATTTGACTGGACATCCTTGTATGGTCCTAGTGAGTGGATAGTAGAGAAGAACGCCTTTCAATCTTTCTTAACACAGGATGAAGGCATCAAGATGCACTTAGCATCTAAAGGTGTACAGTTTAAGGAACACCATACCGGCAGTAATAAATGGGATGCAGGTTTCGGTGTTGCATCTATGGCTAGCCTATTTGGTACTAAACAATTTGATGGCAAGCACCATAGGGATAATCTAATACACCTTCCTTCAGATCAAACTGAAAACATTAAGGCTCTAATAGAGCAATTAATTACTTGGTCTCCTACGACTAAGGGTAAGACAGATATGGTAATGGCTCTTTGGTTCTGTGAGATCAGGGCAAGAGAGATGCTCAACTATGGTAAGTACCAGACACACCATCTTAAAAATCCATTCCTATCAAAGTATGAACAGAGCAAGAGAACAGTCGTCAACCTAGATGAACTGTTTGCAGAAAAAGAACGTACATTCATCTAAGGAGTTAAAATGGCATTACCACTCATAGCCGCAGGAGTTGCAGCAAGAGCAGTAGCAAAAAAGGTAGCAACTAACGCAGCAAAGAAAGCTGCTACTAAAGTAGCAAAGAAAACATCTACTAAAGTTGCTAAGTTATCTAAAGTTACAGCACAAAAATCTAAAGCTAATCAAGTAGCAAAAAATAGTGTTAAGGTTACACCAGCAAATAAAAGCAATCCTTCAAATGCTAAGCTTAATCAATTTCAAGATGGAATGTTAAAAAGAATGAAGTCTGGTGAAAATGCTAAAGGAAAAGCAAAACTTGAAGAAAAAAGAAACATTGTATATAACCAATTTTTGGGAAAATCACCAACCATAAGAGTTAAATCGTCTAGCACTAAGCCATACAAAATTACTAGTGGTGCAGGAAGTATAGCTCGCCGCCCTGGAGAAATTACCAAGAAAAAGAAATAAGGTAGATAATTGTTATCAACTAAAGAGGTAGTCTCAAAGATAGATCGGTTGAAGAACCGCTATGCAGCCAGAGACCAGCGTATGCGCGATGTTCTTTCTGTGCGCCAAGGTGATATATCAAAAGTATATCCAGCTATGTTCTCAGAGGATTACCCAAAGCCTTTAGTTGCAAACTTTGTAGATGTAGCAGCTCGTGACCTAGCAGAGGTAATGGCACCACTACCATCCTTTAACTGTGCCGCAACTAATATGGTATCTGATACCCAACGCCGTGCTGCTGATACTAGAACTCGCATTGCAAACTACTACATCTCATCATCTGATCTACAGATCCAGATGTATACCGGTGCTGATTACTTTAATACCTACGGTCTATTGCCAGCAATGATTGAAATGGATTATGAGACAAACAATCCTCGTATCCGTTTACTAAATCCTTTTGGTGTATACCCTGAGGTAGATAGATTTGGTCGTTGCCTATCTATATCACAGATCATTGCATCCGATGCTGAGAGTATTGCATCCCAATATCCTGAGTATTATGATCAGATAGTTGGTAAGACTGTTTATTCTTACGCATCCCCTTACTTATCTATCGTTAGATACCACGATAAAGATCAAGACTTAATTTTTATACCAGAACGTAATAACTTAGTTCTATCTAATACACCTAATCCAGTAGGTAAGTGTTTAGCAAGAGTTGCACTTCGTTCATCTTTAGATGGTGAAGCTCGTGGACAATTTGATGACGTTCTATCTGTTCAACTAGCCCGTGCTCGCTTTGCAGTATTGCAGATCCAAGCAGCAGAAAAATCTATTCAAGCACCTATCGCTATTCCACAAGATGTACAGGAGTTAGCACTAGGACCTGATGCAATTATGCGTTCTGCTAATCCACAAGGTATTCGTAGAGTTCCACTAGAACTACCAGCAGGAGTATTTACAGAGTCAGGTGTACTAGAGCGTGAGTTGAGATTAGGTTCTCGTTACCCTGAATCTCGTTCAGGTAATATTGATGCCTCTGTTGTTACAGGTCGTGGAGTTCAAGCATTACAGGCTGGCTTTGATACACAAGTTAAAGCAGCACAAGCGCAGTTTGCTAGATTGTTCCAAGAGTTAACCTCACTTTGTTTTGAAGTAGATGAGGTTGTCTTTGGTAATATGACTAAGACTATTAAGGGAACCGATGACGGTACACCTTATACAATGAAGTACACACCATCTCGCGATATTAAAGGCGAGTATGGCGTAGATGTACGTTACGGCATTATGTCTGGTATGGATCCTAACCGAGCCATCATTGCATTACTACAAATGCGTAGCGATAAGTTAGTATCAAGAGATTATGTCCGCCGAGAAATACCAATGGAGTTAAATGTTACGCAAGAAGAACAAAGAGTTGACATTGAAGAAATGCGTGATTCTCTTAGGGTTGCTGTTGCTCAGTATGCACAAGCTATTCCCGCACTTGCTGCCCAAGGTCAAGACCCATCTCAAATCATTACGAGAATTGCCGAAGTAATACAAGGCAGACAAAAAGGTTTCCAGTTAGAAACTATTATAGAAAAAGCATTTGCACCAGAACCACAACCGGTCGCACCAACAGCACCGGCACTTCCAGAACAATCTAGTATTCCAGCAGTAGGAACGGCCCCCGTTCCTGCCTCGCAGCCAACTGAACAACAACAAAGCGGAGAGGCCCCTGCTGCTGGACCTAGACCTGACATCGCACAACTACTCGCCTCCATTGGCGGAGCAGCATAATAGAAGGAGGTGAAAATGAAAAAGGGAACATTTCAAAAGTCTGTAGAGGTCAAGCCTGTACAAGGCAAGATGGATACAGCCAAGCCAGCAGGTGGAGAAGTTAAGTTCGGCTACACACCAGCAGGTCGCAAAGGAACAAAAGCGTAATTATTTTAATGACAGGAGTACTGGGTGAATAACGATAATAATCTTAATCGCCCAGTACGAACGTCTGATTACTTTGTAATCGCTACAGGATTCGTTTTAAATATAGCATCGGCTATAGATGCTTTAGCAGATGACTTACACCAGTTAGCTGTCTATCATTCAAATCAAAAAAGCCAAGAAGATAAAGTTTGGCAAAAATTTTCGCAAGACTTAGAAACTTTAAAGGAGGAATAATGGCAAGAGGTCCATTAGCTGGTGCTTCAGGCCCAGGTAAATACTCCAAGAGAACAGATATGAGTTTAGGTTCAACATCATACGGAGAAGGCGGGGAGACTGCCGCACTTAATACAGCAGCACCTAAGTCAAAGACTCGTGGTGTAGCAGATGATGTAGGTGGAAGACCGTCTAATCCAGTAGCACAAGCACCAGTAACTCCACTATTTGCTCCATCAGAGCGCCCAGATGAACCAGTTACTAATGGTATTGATATGGGTGATGGTGCAGGATCAGAAGCACTTGCTATGCGCCAACCAGATGACACAAATTTTAGAACATCTATTTCATCTTATATGCCAGTGCTGGCTTACATTTCAGATTTACCTAACACCTCACCAGAAACTCGTGCTGCAATTAGACAGTTAAGGGATCAGTTGTGAGTATATGGAACAGAATTGGTGATTTAGCTTCTAACGCAGCAAAGTTTGGTGGAGAGGTAGTAGGGGCAGCAACAGCTCCTGCAAGGTTTGCTTGGGATTTGGGAACTGCTCCTTGGAATGATGATGATGAATATAATGGTTTTGTTCAACCCTTTAAAACTGCAGCAGCTAAAGCTGGTGGTAATGTAGTTAAACCACTTGCTTCTGCAGGTGGTGCTATTATGAAAGTTCCTGGTGTAGCACCAGCGTTTGAAGCTTTATATAAAGTAAATCAAGAAGTAATTAGGGAACCATTTACTACTTATCAACTTGTAATGGGAGATGTAGAAGGTGGACTGTTTAACTTCTTTGATCCTAATGCTTGGAAGAAAGCATATAAAGGTGCTCAAGAAATATCTCTTGGTCAAGCAGTTGTTGGTGGTGGTATTGCAGCAAGTAGAATGTCTTATGATCCACAGTTTAATATTTATGATCCAAGAGAACGTGAAGCAGCATTTAAAAATAGTTTTTGGGGTAAATCTAGTTCAGGAACTATAGATGCTTTTGCACAAATATTTGGTGACGTTGCTATTGGTGGTGCAAAAGTACTAGGTGCAGCAAAAGCAAGTACATTAGGCACTGGTAAATTAAAGAACTCAGATTTAGTTGCTCAAGCAGCAGAAGATATTACTAAAGCACAATATGGTGTAGATAATCGTTTTACTAAAGTATTAAAAGATTTTACAGATAACAATTCTGCCTACGCAATATCTCACCCTATGGTTAAGTCTTCATCTAACCCAGGACTCCTTGCACATCTACTAGGTGATTCAGTAGATGTAGATGAGACAGCACTTATTCTTCGCTCAGCACTTGGTGATCCTAAGGCTATGGATGATCTACGAGTACAGAGAACATATATAACTGATGCTCTAGAAGCAGAGCGTGGTAAGTTATCAGCAGTAGATGAGTTTAAATTATTTGCAGCCCCTGATGGTTCAGGTATGCTTCCATTCTTAAATGACTCACCTGCTGTAACAGAAGAGGCTTTGGCTAATTATAGATCTTTAGCAGCCACAGATAAATACTTTGCTGACCTTATGGAGGTTGGTAAAGGTGGTGGTGCATTAACTCGTACCACTGGTCTTGGTTTACAAGGTGTTGAAGACTTTGTTGCAAAAGCAAGAGCTGTTAAATTTTATGATAAAAATATAGGTAATCCTAGAGTTGAAATTTATCAACCTACCCCTTTTCACCGCCTATATCAAAAGATATCTTATAATCAGGGAGAACGCCCTGCAGGTCTTGTAGATTTTAATGATCCTGATTCTTATCGTGAGGTTATTGCTAACGTATCTAGATTAGAAAAAAGGGCAAACTTAACTCCATCTGAGAGTAAAAAATTATTAGATGATTATTTAAAGGCATCAACTCCTGAAGCAAAATTTACTGCAACCTTAAACCTTGAAGGTACCGGATTAAGAGCATTGGCGAAGAAGTATGAAGTTGACGAAGAGTTAGCAACAGATCTTTATAATAATTATAAAAGAGCTAGAACTTCAGCATTAAAGTCTATTAAAGATAAAGGTTTTATGGTTGATACCGATGGATCTATTATTAAAGTCCCAATACTAGAGTCACAAACTGCTAACTATCTGCCTTTAATGGATTTTGATGTAATGGATGACTTATTAAAGCGTAACGCTTCTGCATTTAAATTGATTGGTAATACTAAAAATAGAGTATTCAATGTTTTAGACTTAGTACAGGACTACTTTAAAGCAGCCGTATTACTTCGTTTAGGTTATACTATTCGTAACACAGTTGATTCATCTTTGCGTATTGCTGGTTCAATAGGTGCATATGCTCAATTACGCCATCTAGGTCCTGGACTTAAAAATGTTATTACTGATAAGGTAGCAACTCCTGCTAGATTAATTGATAGATACCGTGCAGTTGATGCCAATATGACTCTTGCTCAAGTTCAAAAATCAAGTAATAAAGTTATTGATGAACTTAAAGATCTTAAAACTAAAATAGCTGTAGCAGAAGGTAAGTTAGTATTAAACCCAGATGATTTAGATTTAGCTGGTGAGTTAAATACATTTAAACTTTTACAAGAAGAAAAACAATCTGTATACCAGCATTATGTGGATGTACTCAACAGAAATCCAAAAGCGACAGGTAAAAAAAGTATTGGTACTGGTTCCTATAGAGTAACCACATCTGATGGTCAGGTCTATAATCTTGACGATGCTTTTGGTGGACCATTAGGAGATATGTTTAAGCGTATTGCATCATCTGGTAACTCATTTGAGCGTATGGTTGATAGTAATACCGATCTATATAGACGTAGTCTTTCATCTAAAGGTATTGGTGCAATTAAGCCTACTGATCCAGCATACTTTAATCAATGGGCGCAGACTCTGCGTACACAATTTGGTAACTCTGCTGTAGTAAATAAAATTATTAAAGGTGAATCATTAGAAGATATTACTCGCTGGCTAAAAAGTTCTGCTGAGGGAAGAGATTTAAGAAGAAGACTTACTATAAACTCCGATGGTGCTGCAGAGTATGTAAGTAAGGTTAATGGATTTTTAGATCAGTACTTACCAGTATCATCTAATCTTAGGGATAAAATTAAAACTGTTACTGCAGAAGATTTAAGATCAACCTTTAAAGATCCTACAACTTTACCTATTATTCACGGTCACGTTCTTAAAGAGAACCTAGATAATGTTTCTGAAATACAAAGTAAGGGAGTTATAAACTCTTTATTTAAGTTACTAGCAACTATACCTGAAGATGCTTTTGCTAGAAATCCTGTGTATGTTCATCTATATCGCCAAGAGGCTAGACGTAGATTAGATATTATGTCAGGATTAAAAGGTGATATTGTAAGTGTAGCTGACCAACAATTGATTATGTCACAAGCTCATAAGGTTGCTTTAAGAGATATGAAGAGTATCCTATTTAATATTGAGCGTAAGACCAATCTTGCTACCGCTATGAAGTATATAAATCCATTCTTTTCGGCACAAGAAAATGCTTATAAGACTTGGATGAAATTAGCAGCAGCCGATCCATCTATATTAAACAAGGGTTATTTAATTTGGCAATCACCTAATAGAGCAGGTCTTGTAACAGATGAAAACGGTGAGCAAGTTCCAGTAGGTCAAACATCAGGCAGTGATACTATCTGGTTAGATTTACCTAAAGGTATAACTAAAATACCAGGTCTTGAAACTTTAACCAAAATGGGTATTCCTAAAGGATCTCTAGATATTATATTTCAAGGTGGATTAGATGTGCTTTATAACACTGGTAATCCAAATCTATTTGCCGATATATTTCCAGTAGGTCCTTATGTTGGTGTTACTGTTGCTGAGATAACTAAGAATCAACCAACATTACAAGACTCATTAAAGGGTATGTTTCCTTATGGTTTGCCTAAAACTCCACTATCCGCTTTCCTACCACCTTGGTTCCAGAGACAATTAACTGCTAATGCAGAATTGGAAGACCCACAATTTGCTAGAACCTATCAATTAATTTGGAAAACAGAACAACAAAACGCAAAGCGTGAAGGTAGACCAGCAGTCAAACCTGAAAAAATTATGGATATGACCAAGGATTACTGGAGGATGCGTACTTTTGCAAGTTTGATTATGCCGTTTGCTGCTCGTTTTGATAGTCCTTACCAGTATTATTTAAATAAATCTAGAGAGTATAAGAGAATCTACGGTCTAGATGCTGATGCTAAGTTCTTGAATGATTATCCTGAGTACTTTTCTTTTTCAGCAAGTTTATCTAAAAACCCTACTGGTATTCAGTCATCAACAGTAGCTGCAGAAAATAGTAAGAAGTATGGAAAGTTAGTATCTGAATTAAGTACTATTAATCCTAAGTTAATTGGTCTAGTAACTAATGATCCAACAGGATATAACTTCTCTCAGGCTGCTTATAATTTTTTGTATAAGAAGAAAGTTTCACCAGATTCACCACAGACTTTCTTATCATCACAGAGTCCTGCTGAAGCTGAAAAACAAAATGAAGCTGAAAAAGGTTGGATTCAGTACAATAAAGTAGCCGACTTTATTGATAATCAATTACAAAAAAGAGGTCTGTCTAGTACACAACAAAATGGTGCTGAAGATCTAGCCTACATAAAACAAGAATTTATTAGAAAACTTGCAGTTCAAACAGATGCTGAAGGTAAACCTTTGTTTGACAATAAGACCGGACAGTATGTTCAAACTGCCTGGTATGATGATTATCTAGATTCTGATGGGTCTAAAACTAATAAAGTTATTGTTGGTCTTAGTAAGGTTCTTCAAGATGAAACATTTATGAAGGATAATAAAAATAGCCCTACTTGGAAATCTGTATCTGCCTATCTTGATATAAGAAAAGCAATAGCAAAAGAGTTAACTAAAAGAGATGTAAGATCTATTGATGCAAAAGCAAATGTAGATTTAAAATTCATTTACGATGGAATGGTTAATAAATTGAAACAAGATGATAAACTTGGATTTGCCTATCTATACGATAGATTCTTATCACAGGATCTAGTTACTGATAAGTATCTAGCACCAAAGGTGAGTGAGTAATGTCTACTAACTTTGTATACGGTTCTGGTAATCCACAGAGTATTCCAAAACAATCAACTTCCAATCAACAATTATCTCCTGAGGTATCACAATTTGCCGAAGGTCTTGGAATAGATCTATCTAATCTTCCACAACCAGGCGGAACTACCGCAAAACCGCCCAAGTCTGGTGTATTTGTTAGAGAATATGTATCTAGAAATTTACCAGATGATTTATCTTTAATAGATAATATCAATAATGTATATAAACAATTCTATAAAAGAGATGCTACTCAGGCAGAAATAGCAATTTGGTTACCAAGTCTTAGGGCTAAGTATAAGAGCAAGACTGGTGCCTCTAAATCTACAGTAAAAGAAACCTATCGCAATGGTCAATTAATAAGTACTGATTACTTTACTGCTGATAACTTAGATCCTAAATTATGGCTTGAAGACCAGGTTAAAACTAAACTATTAGCTGGTGCTGAGGAAATAGGTAAGGCTGGTATCCCAGAAGGACCAGTAGGTAAAAACTTCGTAGATGTAAAAAACTTTGCTGCAAGAAATGGTATTTTACTTTCAGATCAAGCAGCAGGTGATTATGCTACACAAATAGTTACCGGTAAGTTAGATGAAAATACAGTATTTAATACTATTAGAGAAAGTGCAGCATCTGCCTTTCCACAATTAGCTGATAAAATTAAATCAGGTATTGATGTTAGAACATTAGCTGATCCTTATATTCAGGCTATGAGCAATATATTAGAAATACCTTATACATCTGTAGATCTATTTGACCCAAAAATTAGAAGCGCTCTTTCTTTTACTCAAGCAGATGGTAAAGTTGGAACTAAATCAATCTACGATTTTGAAAAAGAACTACGCAAAGATGTTCGTTGGCAATATACAAACAATGCCAAAAAGGAAGTTGCGGATACAACACTTAGAGTCCTTCAGGACTTTGGATTTCAGGGGTAAATGATGGCAGTTAAAAGACCAGCAGGAGCCTTACCTAAAGGTGGTGGCGTAGCAGCCTCAGGTACTAAGTTAGTCCAACCAACACCTGCTCCTGCTCCAAAGCCAGCACCACCTGCTGCAAAACCTGTTCCTAAACCACCAACTGTTCCTACTGTAGTTGCTCCAGTTGTCCCTACCGGACTTACTCCAGCAGAAATAGCAGCTCAATTACTTGCTGCTCAAAACGCAGCAAATGCTGCTAACGCTGCTGAACTAGCAAGACAAAATGCTGAAGCGGATGCTGAAGCTAGAAGACGAGCAGGTCAATCTGCTTATGATATTTTATTATCTGAATTTAATCAATATGGATTAGGTGCATTGGTAGAACCTTTAAAAAATCTTATTCAATCAGGTCCATCATCTGCTGAATTAACATTAGCATTACGAGCAACAGATGCTTATCAGAAAAGATTTGCTGCTAATAAGTCTCGTGTAGCTGCTGGACTTAGCGCTTTAAATGAAGCTGAGTATATAAGATTAGAAGATCAATATCAGAATGTAATGCGTAACTATGGATTACCTGCATCTTATTATGCTAAAGATACTACTGGTAGAC